GTGCTATAATTATAACGTTATGTTAATAAACAAGGCTCATTGGGAAACTAAAGGTGACAATGTTCGCCTTTCAATGCCCATTGGAAAAGTAGATGTTGAACGCCGTATGGTGTCTGGCTTTGCTACGCTTGATAACGTTGATCGCCAAGGCGACATAGTTACAACAGAATCTAGTATAGAGGCTTTTAAAAACTTCCGTGGCAATCTTCGTGAAATGCATCAGCCAAGTGCTGTAGGAAAAATTGTTTCTTTTAAAGAAGACAAATATTTTGATCCAAACGACAAAAAGTTTTATAGTGGAGTTTACGTATCTGCATATGTTTCTAAAGGTGCACAAGATGCTTGGGAAAAAGTTTTAGATGGAACATACACTGGATTTTCAATTGGTGGCAATATAAAGACTTGGGATGATGCTTATGATGAAAAAATTGATAAAACAATTCGTGTAATCAAAACATATGAACTGCATGAGTTATCTCTTGTAGACAATCCAGCAAACCAGTTTGCAAATATTTTATCTATTGAAAAGGTAAATGGACAAAACGTAGTAGATGGATATTTGTCAAAAACAGAAATTGAGAACGTATTTTGGGATTCAGAAAACGGCATTGTTATGGTTTCAGATTCTGATTCAGTAACAAGTCCAGTAACTGGAAACAAAATGCAAAATATTGGTTTTATAGAAAAGAATGATAAAGATAATGCAGAAATGATAAAATTCTTAGTTGATAGTGCTAAAGGCATTAATACAATTAAGATTACTAAGGAGGTAAATCAAATGACAGAATCAACAGAAGCAGTTGTAGAAACTGCAGTTGAAAATGCAGAGATTGCTCCAGAGGCACAGCCAGCAGAAGTAGCAGCAGATGTAACAACAGAGGTTGTTGCAGAAACAGCAGAAACTCCTGCAGTCGCTGAAGAAGCACCAGTAGTTGAAGAACTTGCTGTTGCTAAATCGGATGATGGTGGTGCAGAATCTTCTGCTGCAAAAGCAGCAGTTGAAGTAGAGAATGTAGTGGAAAAATCTATTGCAGATGTTAAAGAAGAAGTTGCCAAGGCAGTTTCAGAAATTAATACTTCTCTTACTAATGCCTTTGGCGATCTTGCTGCAACTATCAAATCTCTTAATGAGAAGGTAACAGCAGTAACAAAATCTCTTGATGCAGTAACATCAGATGTTAACGGTATCAAGAATAACTTTAACGAGTTTGGCAAGCGAGTAGATCTTGTAGAACAAGACACCGCTTTCCGCAAGTCTGGCGATCTAGGCGAGATCGTACAGGAATCACCACAAGTGGTTCAAAAATCCCTATGGGGCGGTCGTTTCCTCACATCAACCGACCTATTTAACTAAGGTAAAATCACTAGGAGGTGAAAAATAATGTCGGAACAAAATAAAGACCTAGAAAAAAACTATCCAGGATCAGGCGGAGCAGGCAATGAGATTAACTCTCAGGGCGGTTTCGTTTCTGGTGGTATTGGTGGTGCAACAGGTTTGGACTCTGCAGCACAGTCTGTAGGATCACAACTTGGTAACACTGCTACTGCAGCATTCGGTTCAACAACTGGAGCAAATGCAGTAAACCCAACAGGTGTTGCAGGTGGTATTTTAGCACCAGAGCAAGCACGTCGTTTTATTGACTACGTATGGGATGCAACTGTCCTCGCTAAAGATGGCCGTCGTGTCACCATGAGAGCAAACACCATGGAAATTGAAAAGGTAAACGTAGGTGAGCGTGTAATTCGTGCTGCTGCTCAAGGCGCACCAGATTATACAAACATCGGCGCAACCTTTACAAAAGTTGAATTAACAACCAAAAAGATTCGTCTTGATTGGGAAGTATCAACTGAAGCACTTGAAGACAATATTGAAGGTGGAGCACTTGAAGATCATCTAGTTCGCTTGATGACCAATGCTTTCGCAAATGATATTGAAGATCTTGCTATCAACGGTCTTGGAACAGGCTCAGACGCATTCCTTTCAATTATGGAAGGATTCGTTAAGCAGACCCGTGGAACAGTCGGAAACGACGCACACGAGTATGCAGCAACTGTTGCAGATAACAACTACACAACATCAGTAATGCAGGGCTTGCTTCTAGCAATGCCACGCAAGTATCGTGCACTTAAGTCAAACCTTAAGTTCTACGCAGGTACTGATGCTTTTGCTGGTATCGTTCGCAACAACGGTACACTTGCAGACGCCATCTCATCAGCATTTGCTGATCGTATTGGTAGCACACAGGCAAATCGTCAAGAATTCCTTGATGGTGGAGCACAAACACTAGGTAACTCACGTACAACTCGTGTACTTGGTGTAGATGTTCTTGAGGTTCCTTACTACCCTGCAGGTTATGTTGATTTAACATTCCCTCAGAACCGTGTATGGGGCTTCCAGAGAGACATCACTGTAAACCGTGAATACAAGCCAAAGAAAGACACAATTGAATACACAGTATTCGTACGCTTTGGTATTCAATGGGAAGAACTAGATGCAGTCGCTTATGTTGACTCAGATAGCGCTGATTCCTAAAATATAACAATCACGTACTAGGGAGGGCGGTATAAAAACCGTCCTCCTTATTGTTATTCTGGTATAATTACAAATGAGTACAGGAGAATTATGAATACAACAATGGAAGAACTATCAACTAAAAGCGTCTTAGCATTAAAGTCATATGCTAAAAAAAATAATATAGAACTTTTTGAAGCAACTACCAAACTTGAAATTTTAGAAATTATTGCTAGTTGGTTTCCACCAGAAAATAAAGAAGAGCGTGTAGAAGAAGTAGATAAGGCTGAAAACATAACAAACAAAGTAGCCTTATATTCAGATAAAAATCTTCACATGGATAATTTGGGTGCATTAAAAGTGGGGTACAACATAGTATCAAAGGAGGCATCGGAAAAGTGGCTAACTCACAGGCTAGTACGTATAGCGTCGCCTGAAGAAGTAGCATCTTATTACCGTAAAGATTAATGTCAACAATACTTCGCTTACCACCATATCCGCTTTCCGTAACCTATAAGGTTCCAGACGAAACAGCAGACTATATACTTGTCATTGAAGATGTTCCAGAGCAAACAGAAATTGAAGAATTCATTAGTGGAGAATCTGGATTAACATCTTCCTCAGAAGGAACAATTACATATGAGTTAAATGGAGATTTTGTAAAATATGACAAATCTTATGCAGTTACTATTTATGAAGATATTAATGGAGAACGTGGTGACATTGTAGTTGAAGATAACCTACAGATTGAGCGCCCATACGTAGATCCAACAGAACTGGCAATTGCAAACAATGAAACCTCTGCAACAGATATTGCCAAGTATAAAGAATATGAATCGTTAGCACGAGCAATTATTGATACTATAGTTGACGGATTTTATTATAAACGCAAATATCTTGAGGTAGTTGGACAAGAAACAGACTATATTCCACTTTGGGATAGAACACATAAAATTTTAAAGGCATATGAAAATGCAGAACTGGTTTACGATATTAATGATTCAGATGGACCAGCATTAGGCGATTTTAATTATTTAATTACTAAAGATAAAACTGCAATTACAAAAGACCCAGTACAAGCAACAGATTCTTTAAATAGGGCAGAAAGACGTCCAGCAAGAATTCCAGTAGCCTCTTCAGATTCATTTGCAATATTTGATACAGAGGATAGTGGAAATGTTCAAACCATTACTGCTGGCGTAGGCTTTCCAAATGGAGTAGATTATATTTTCTTAGTAGAGACTGGATACAAAGTAGTCCCTATTGATATTCAAGACGCTACAAAACTATTAATAAATGACATTAAATGTGGCAAATTAGATTATTATAAGAGATATGTTAAAAACTATAGCACTGATCAATTTAAAATTGAATACGATAAAGGAATGTTTGAGGGTACTGGAAATATTATTGTAGACAAAATTTTGTCTAAATATGTTGATAATATTGTCCGTCCTGGAGTTTTGTAATGAACTCATGCGAGGTTACAGATTTTGTATATCCAATGAAGGCTGATATATATTTTCCTATTCTTACACAAGGTGATTATGGTCAACCTAAAAAAGACTGGGTTTATGATAGAACCATAATATGTAACGCAACACCAGTTGGTGGTTTAGGAACAGAAGATATTAAACCAGAAGCATTTTTACAATATGAAAATAAACTTATTGCAAGGACCCAAAACGACCCCAGACTTTCTTCAAATAATTCAAACAATGCTACAACAAATATACTTGTTACAAATGTAAGAGATTCTAATAATAACATTATTTATAAAGAAACTGCTGGACCAAGATCTGGTCGTGGAACAATATACGAAATAGCAACTGTAGAACCATTTACTGGACCATTTGGATCTACAGAATATTATAAAATGTTATGGCGTAGAACTGAAAATCAGACCGTGGGTGACTAATGATAGTTACAATGAATACAAAAATTTTTGATAAACA